TGAAATTGATGATGAAGTATTATTGAATTGGAATAAAGCGGTAAAAGTTAAAGCCGAAACTTATGTTGTTCCAATTACAGAAGTTATTTTTATTTACGGAGAATAATGTGAAACAGTTGATTAAATTTTCAGCAAGCTGGTGTCAACCATGTAAAGCATTGGCAAGTAATTTTAATTATGTTGATATGAAAGATGTTGAGTTTAAAGAAGCCGACATTGAAGAAAATTCTGATTTGGCCAATCAATACGGAATTCGTGGTGTTCCAACGATGGTATTACTTGAAGATGGTAAAGAAGTTAAACGAAAATCAGGAGTTTTAATGCCGGACCAAATCGAGGAATTTATTCATAATTAATCTATAGCGGGATAGCTCAGTCTGGTAGAGCGATGGACTCATAATCCATAGGTCGTTGGTTCGAATCCTTCTCCCGCAACCAACAAGGAGATAATATGTCTGATGATGTTACTAAAAAATTTGAAGAAGAACAATTAAAAAAAGTTCGTAATTTAAAAAGAGTGGGTCCTGCTCCAAAAATCAACAAACCAAAATTTACACCAAAAACTAATATAATGAGAAAAGCTGGTCGAGGTCGTTAATTATCAGACTTGCGATTATTTTTTTCATTTTCTTTGGCTTCACGCATCATTAATACGATGTTGAGTTTTTGATTCAATCTAATCAAATCATTATCTAACATTCTAATACGGTCTATTAAACCAATTAAAACACCATTAGCTTCACTAATGACTGGCTTAATTTCTTTTGTTACCCAAGTCCATACATAATAGATGAAATAAGCCATGCCACCTGCGGCAACAATTGGAAAACCATATTTGTGAACCATGTCGATAGGATCCATTAATCTTTCCTAGCATCGTTTTTGCCGTCTGCTCGAGCAATACGGTCGGTATCAGGTTTAACACCCATAGCACTTGACATTAAGGTATCAATTCGGATAACATCATGGTTCATTGTTTTAACACGATTGTCTAGGGCGGTAATAATACCAGCCATACTTTTGACTGAGCTAAGAACGCCAGCTAGAATAAATTTGAGGGTTAAAAACACAAAATAACCTGCGGCAAACGCAGACGCTATTGGAAACCCTAATTCGGCAAGAATTTTAATAAAGTCCATTTTTATATTGACAATCTATTGGTTGTTGTGATATAATCAGTAAACCATCGATATAACTTCAATACATAATTATTTATACCTTTGAGGTTTAAGTTCTATAGTAGATGTATACTATATTGGAGACCCTCAATACTATTTTAGGAAAACATATGAAAATTTTAGCACTTAAATTAATTACTGGAGAAGATTTACTTGGAGAAGTTGAATCTGAATCAGAAACAGAATTTGTTATTATTAATCCAGTCGGAATTGCTGTGGTGAGAAATAAACAAACAGGTGAACCACAAGTTGGTTTTTCACCATTCCCTATTCACGGTGAACAAAAGAGTGATTCAACTATTGCCTTAGCCAAGAAACATGTAGTATACTCCTATGTACCAGCAGAAGATTTTGTTAGCAATTATAATCAAATCTTTGGTTCAGGTTTAATCGTTCCCCCTAAACAACAAATCATTACAGGCTAAATTGAGTTCTTTCTATACAAATGTTCAAAGTTTCGGTAACAACATACTTTACCGAGGTATTTTGGATGGCAAAAGAATAAAACAAAGAGTGGAGTATTCTCCATCATTGTTTATGCCATCTAATAAAATCACCAACTTCACTTCACTTGAAGGTGATTATCTACAACAAAAAGTTTTTGGTACTATTCGTGAAGCAAGAGATTACATCAAACAGTTTGATGGTGTTTCCAATGCTCACAAAATATATGGTCAAACTCGATTTGAATATGCCTTTATTGCCGACCAGCATCATGGTATGGTCGATTATGATTTTGAAAAAGTTTCTATTGCCGTAGTTGATATTGAGGTTGGTTCGGAGAATGGATTTCCTGATCCTTATGAAGCCAATGAACCTATCACGGCAATCTGTATCAAATATCTCAATGGTGAAACTTATGTGTTTGGTTGTGGAATCTATGAAACACAAGGTGCTGAGATTTATGTGAAATGCCGTGATGAATATTCTCTGTGTAAACAATTTATGGCACTATGGACTAAGAAATGTCCTGACATTCTAACCGGTTGGAATACAAAATTCTTTGATGAACCTTATATCATCAATCGTTTCCGTAAAATTCTTGGTGAAGATGAAACTAAAAAACTTTCTCCGTGGAATTACATTGGTGAACGCAAAACAATAATCAATGGTCGCCAGTTGATTGCTTATAATATTATGGGTGTCGAATCACTTGATTATATTGAACTGTACAAGTGGTATGCGCCAGGTGGTAAATCACAAGAATCATATCGTCTAGATGCCATTGCACAAGTTGAATTGGGTGAAGGTAAAATTTCTTATGATGAATATGATAATCTACACTCACTCTATCGTTTGAACTTCCAAAAGTTTATTGAGTATAACATTAAAGACGTTGAACTCATTGTAAAACTGGAAGAAAAGTTGAAGTTACTTGAATTAGGAGTAACTTTGGCCTATGACACCAAAACAAACTTTGAGGATATCTTTGCACAAACTCGCATGTGGGATTCGATGACATATGCCTATCTGTTTGAAAAGAATATTATTGTTCCTCCCCGTGAAGTAAAAGAAAAAGATGGAATGTTTGAAGGTGCTTATGTTAAAGTACCACAAGTTGGTCTACATGATTGGGTTGCTAGCTTTGACCTAAATTCACTTTACCCCCACCTTATGATGATGTACAACATTTCACCCGAAACACTAATTGAACCCGAAAATTACACACCAGAAATGCGTGAGATTCTTTCTTCTGGTGTTGATGTAAATAAGTTGTTAAGTAAATCTGTTGATACTTCCAAACTTGTTAATGCAACAATTACTCCTAACGGACAATTCTTCCGTACCGACATGCAAGGTTTCTTGCCTAAGATGATGGAAGAAATGTATACGGATAGAAGTAAATTTAAAAAGTTAATGTTGAAAGCTAAACAGGAATATGAACATGAAACAGATGAATCAAAAAAATACGAAATTGAAAAACGTATCGCCAAGTACAACAACATCCAACTCGCCAAGAAAGTTTCGCTCAATTCTGCTTACGGTGCTCTCGGTTCTCAATATTTTCGTTTTTATGATTTACGGATGGCTCTTGGGGTCACTACTGCTGGACAATTAAGTATTCGTTGGATAGAAAACAAAATAAATGAATACATGAATAAACTGTTGAATACTGAAAAAGATTATGTTATTGCTTCAGATACAGATTCAATTTATTTGCGTATGGGTGAGTTGGTTGATAAGTTTATTAAAGATACTTCCGACAAACAGAAGGTAATTTCTTTGATGGATAAAGTTTGTAAAGAAAAACTTGAGCCCTTTATTGATGTTTCTTATAAAGAACTTGCTGATTATGTCCATGCGTATGACCAAAAGATGCAGATGAAACGAGAAGGTCTTTCTGATAAAGGTATTTGGACTGCGAAGAAACGATACATTTTAAATGTATTCAACAATGAAGGTGTTCAATACAATGAACCTCAAATGAAGGTGATGGGTTTGGAAATGATTAAATCTTCCACACCATCAGCTATTCGTGAAAAGATGAAAAAAGCAATACAATTAATGGTAACTGGCACAGAAGAAGAAGTACAAAAATTTATTGCTGATTTCAGAAAAGAATTTAAAACCTTACCTGCGGAAGAAATTTCATTTCCTAGAGGTTTAAATGGACTAAACACCTATTCGGATGCGGTTAATTTGTATAAAAAAGGTACACCAATACATGTTAAGGGAGCTATACTATATAACCATTACCTTAAACAGAAAAATTTAACCAAAAAATATCCACTCATACAAGAAGGTGAAAAGTTAAAATTCACCTATCTAAAAATGCCTAATCCATTTAAAGATACAGTTATTTCGTATCCATCACGATTGCCAAAAGAATTTGAATTACAGGAATACATTGATTACGATATGCAGTTTGATAAGGCCTTTTTGGAACCAATCAAAGTAATTCTGGATTGCATGGGATGGTCAACAGAAAAGACTAGTTCAATAGAGGATTTCTTCACATGATATACCTAACACTTTTATGTGCCTTAGCATTATCAGGCATCGCAGCTTATTATTCAGTAATTGGCCTTGCCGCAATCTTTACAGGTGCGTTTTGGCCAATCGTTTTTATGGGTTCAGTTCTTGAAGCCAGTAAATTAGTTACCGCATCATGGTTATATCGTAATTGGAAAAAATGTCCAATTCTACTCAAAACATATTTGACTTTTTCAGTAGTAATTCTAATGTTGATTACAAGTATGGGTATTTTTGGATTTCTATCTAAAGCACATATTGATTCCACACTTGATGCTGGTGCCAATACAGTAGAAATTAAAACACTCAATATGCAAGAAAAGATTGCTAAAGAGAGATTAGATTATCTTCTTGCTCGTGCCAAAGACCCATCAACAGCAAGCAACCGGCTAGATAAACAAATTCAAGATACTCAAAAAGACTTGAATGAAATTACCAAAAAGAAATTACCATTATTAAAAGAATCCAATAAACTAGTGGCAGAAGTTGGTCCTATCAAGTATATTGGAGATATGGTATATGGTACAGACGATGATACTGCCATTGATAAAGCAGTTCGTTTGGTAATAATGTTAATCATGGTTGTATTTGACCCGTTAGCTGTGTTATTATTAATAGCAGCAAATATGTCTTTAAAAGAAAAGAATGAAAACAGGCAAACTACAATTTACTCACCGATATCTAGCGATACTGAGCACGGTAACAAAACAGTTCAAGATACTGAAAAACCGAAGGGTAATTCGGTACAAATACCCAAAGAAAACATCGCTACAGTTGAGGAGAATGTGGAATCAGAAGAACAGATTGTTATAGATGAGGCCTCAGGAGAAAGTATTCCACCAATAGGTAAAAGTAAATCTAAACGTGGATTTCCTAACAGAAAATCTAAAGCAGTAAAACCTAATTATGATTATGATGCAGAATTTGCTTTTAAGGAAAAAGACAAATAAATTTTATGAATAAATTTGAACAATATGGTTTTGATGTGGTTGAAGATATTATCAGCAAAGAAACTGCTGAATTGCTGTCGAGAACAATAGTACAAACAAAAGACAACCATAACTTCTTAAATGGTTTATCGAAAAATGCATTTAAAAGTGATACGTTGGTTGAGAAAACTTTTAGTTTTTATGGATTAAATTGTTTGGAAGCATTATCGGAAATGTTGATGCCTCAAATTGAAAGTGTTGTGGGAAAAACTTTGACACCAACATATAGTTATTGTAGGATATACTACAATGGTGCCGAAATGCCGGCGCATAAGGATAGACCTAGTTGTGAATATTCCGCAAGCTTGACTTTAGAAATAGACAAGGATCCTTGGGCTATTTGGATGAGAGATTTTAAAGATGTTGATTATGAAGTATTTCTTCCTGTTGGTTCATTGTGTGTATATAAAGGTAGAGAGATTGCTCATTGGCGAAATAAGTATGAAGGTAATCAGCAGATTCAAGCCTTCTTACACTATGTTGATGTGAATGGTGAATTTAAAGATTTCAAGTATGATACACGTCCAATGTTGGGATTGCATCCTAGTACAAAACGTAAGATAATTTAAAAAGGTGATTATATGAGTATTTTAGATAAAATTAAAAAGAACAGTTCAATCAAAGAATCAGCAATTCTTTCCAAATCAAAGTTCTTTACTGAAAAAGATATGATACCAACGGCAATTCCCATTATTAATGTGGCTTTGTCTGGTAAATTAGACGGCGGTTTAACACCGGGTCTTACAATGTGGGCAGGTCCATCCAAACATTTTAAAACTGCATTTTCATTATTAATGGCCAAATCTTATTTGGACAAATATCCCGATGCGGCTCTCTTATTTTATGACAGCGAGTTTGGTACTCCTCAGTCTTATTTTGATTCGTTTGGTATTGACACTAATCGTGTTTTACATACACCACTCACCGATATAGAACAACTCAAATTTGATATCATGCAACAGTTGACTAGCTTGGAACGTGATGATAAGTTAATTATCATTATTGATTCTATTGGTAACTTGGCATCGAAAAAGGAAGTAGATGATGCCTTGGAAGGCAAATCAGTTGCAGATATGTCCCGTGCCAAACAAGTTAAATCATTATTCAGAATGGTTACACCCCATTTGACAATGAAAGATGTTCCAATGGTTGTAGTTAATCATACCTACATGGAAATTGGAATGTTCCCTAAAGCAATTGTAGGTGGCGGTACAGGTTCATATTATTCAGCTGATAACATTTTCATTCTTGGCCGCCAACAAGAAAAAGAAGGTACTGAAGTTGTAGGTTATAACTTCATTATTAATGTGGAGAAATCACGATATGTTAAAGAAAAGTCTAAAATTCCTGTTACTGTGTCTTTTGACGGTGGCATTAGTAAATGGTCTGGTTTATTGGATATTGCCTTGGAGTCAGGACATGTTGTTAAGCCAACTAATGGTTGGTACTCAAGGGTGGACAAGGAATCTGGTGAGATAGAAGATAAGAAATTCCGCATCAAAGATACCGACACAAAAGATTTTTGGATGCAAATTCTAAAACAAAAATCGTTCCGTGATTTTGTTGAAGGTAAATATCGTATTGCTACAGGCAGTATTATGAAACCAGAAGATATTGAAGAAGCATTTGATGTGGAAACAACAAACGGTACCTGAAATGGAAATTAATTACTTGAGGAATATTCCTCATGTTTTTATCATTAAGAATTTTTATTCAAATGATGAAGTTGAAAAAATATGGCCTGAATTGGAATCTGTGCATCAAATTGATCCAATGGAAGCAAAACGTGTTGGTGGTGCAGAATGGGAATA